GTTTTCTTAATCATTATCCATTGTGGCTCAAACCCAAGAGTTACAGCATTACCTGCCGTGCCATTTCCCGTATAACTCCCACACGAAATTACATTGTCTGTTCCGCTTAGGCCAAAGCCTCCTGCGTCATGGGCGAATAGGTAAGCTACGTATGTTTCGCCTGATGCGTTAACGCTTCCGTTATATCCAACCGAGAAAGAAGTTGATGTTGGCTCTGCATCCCATCGAGATCCTACGCTAGTTGATGCAGCATCTGTGTTGTTTAATTCAATGTATTTTGTTGCACCCAAAGACCTGTGATATACAGCCCAGTTATCAACATAAGTTGTAGATTTAACAATCATTACTCCGGGTACAGACCCTAAATTATGATTGATGGTTTTTGAAGAACCATTACCCGTATAAGTCACAATATCAAAGAACTTTGGTTGCTTGCGGAATGTCCATGAGACGATACTATCGCCAGTATCATTCTCACCTTCAAAGTTTTTACCTAAAGTAAAACCATCTGTATTAAAAGACTGCAATCCATAGGTAGGATATGTAGATGTAAGGTTTGTATTAGCGTTAGTCGCATTTGTTATTAGGAAGTTTTTAACACCTCTAGCACTATCCCATATAGTATTACTATTCACAGCACTTCTTGCTTTACACCAAACCATTCCACCTTTAGTAGATAGGTCAATTCCATTAACAATATTATTTGGATTAGTATTTGTACCCGTATAAAGATAAGTCGAGAACACATCCTCAATGTAGTTAGGCACAACAGGAACACCACCACCAAAGGCATCGTAACTAGCCGCACCAGAAGTTGCTTGTAATGGCATGGTTTAAGCCTTAAATTGTGTGTTGCTTGCCAAGACTGTGAAAGTTGCACTACCCGTTTTTATCAAAAGGAAGCGGTAACTGTCTATTCCACTAGCATTACCAGCAGTAGGCGCACCACCTAGCCACCTAGTAGTCACTCCAGATGTAGTGCCATCAACTTGAACAGCAGAGTTGTAGTAAGCAGTAGAGCCTTGAGTCACCAAGAAAGCCACAGTCATTGATTGACCTGTACTCATCAAAGTATCTAGTGATGTACCGCTAGAGGCTCTGAAGTTAACAGTCCAGTTAGCACTTGCGTTACTTGTGTAATACAGAACAGACTGAGTGGTAATGTCGTAGTTAATCGTTCCAGTAGCCGCAGTAGCTGATACTGTTGCTACCTCTGCCGCATCGTTTAGAACAATGGCTGTAGCTGATGAAGTGCCTGAGAATGTTTGTGTAGCTGTAAAGGTGTTGGCAGCATTTACAACAGGAATATTAGCCGCTGCCAAAGTGGTTTGACCAGTACCACCATTTGCAATAGGAAGTGTTCCTGTTACATTTGTAGTTAAACTGGCAAACGTAGTAGAGGTTGTTCCAGTACCACCATTAGCAATTGGTAAAGTACCCGTAACACCAGTAGATAAAGGAAGACCTGTAGCATTGGTTAATGTGCCACTTGCAGGTGTGCCTAAAACTGGAGCAGTAAGCGTTGGGCTTGTTAATGTCTTGTTGGTAAGCGTCTGTGTTGATGTTGTACCAACAATGTCACCGCCAGTTGGCAACGTCAAGTTACCAATTTCAGCAGCATCAATTGTACCATCTGCTAAGACAGCACCTGTACTTACAACATTACCTAGTGTTCTTGCTTTAGTCATTTATATTTACTCCGGCTGTGTAGGCCACACGATTGTCCAAGGGAATCCAGATTGTGTAGGCACATCCCTCAATGCTTGGCAGTAATCCTTCCACGCCTGTGAGGGTGTCATATCACTGCGAAAACGCCAGTCAGTATCAGCAAGCAATTTGTTGCGCTCAAAACGCATTGAGCTGCTTTGGAATTGTTCAGAGGCTTTGGCTGTAAATTCTTTGTCAACATCAGAGACAATCCAGCCTGTGCCAACCCAACAGCGATGCGGCTCATGGTAAACAATCTCCGTAAGCGATTCTTCAATCACATCGCCAACAGCCGTCAAGAGTTGATAATTAGCCATTTCAAGTCATCCCAAAAAGATTGGCTGTTGTACCAACCACATTGCCTTTTGTTCCAGACACTGTTGTTGCTCGATTGTCAAAGTTTCCACCCGATGCGTAGTCGGAAGTTAGTTGATAATTACCCTTCGTGGCAAGCCGCACAGATTGATCGACACTTACAGAATTCAAGGCTACACCTAGAACAGACTTACGCAAATTGTTGATTGTATACGAACTGTTTTGGGAACTAATATTCTTGCGTGAGACATTTATATTTCCGCTTGTCCAAAAACTATAAATATCGTATTGACTATTAGATGTCTGCACTGTGATTGCACTGCCAGATGTTGTGCCAGTCATGTCAACAACAGCGTATTTTTGATCGTATGACTGGCCGCCATCATTGTTACCCACATTAAAGATTCCAAAAAAACCTCCACCAAAATGAGTTGCATCTGGCCCACACGCAGATACTACCGAACCACCTGCCGAATTTGCCCCCGAAGCGGTGTTGTTTGAAGTGTTTCCACCCGAGTTTGTAAAGGTTAAAAGCCTAAGGTTGTTACTAGCCGAAATCACAGTGGCAAACCCAGAACCAAAGCGACACAGACCGGGCCAAGTTGTTGTCGAATTTGGAGCACCCGAAGTCAAATTGATGTTACTAATCAAAGACAAATCGGCATTGCATAAATAGGCATGAAGATAAGTTATGCTAGTGTTCGGGTATATTTTTACTATTTTTCCATCAGACAACTCTATGATTTGATTGTCATCAAAATTTCCTTTGGTAAGGTTAGTTGAGGAGTTGCTTATGTTGACTTGTGACCCAACGATGACACCACTAGAGTCGTATTTAGACATTGAATGTCTGCTATTTTGGGCACTATACCAACCCACCACAAAACCGCCAGCCGCCACAGGACAAACAGAAAAGTAAAAAGCATTGCTATTAGCTTCGACATCTGTTTGAGATCCTTGCAGCGTTCCTGATGAGTTGTATCGCCTAAAACTCAAAGGATAAGGACTAGTAGATCCGTTTCTTAAAATGACAAATTCACCATTACTTAAATGTGAAAGCGTCCAATACTCAGGGGTGGCACTTTGAGCGTCTGTGAAAACAGTAAATGCAGCAGCCACAGCCGTTCCATCATTGTTGTAAATTCTAGCTGAGACAGTAGTGCTAGTAGCCCAAGCAACAACAAATTTGTTTTGTGTGGGCAGTGAAGAAACTCTTATGCAACTTATGCTTGTATTAGTAGAAACTAAAACTCTGTTAACAACTGTGCCATTACTAATATTGCGAATTAAAAAATTCACTCGAGAACTAGCAGTAGTCCCATCACCTGCATAAGTGTGAACAATATTTCCATCACTTATTTCACACGAGGATCTATATCGGTAGTCAACAGTGGGGCCGTAAGTTCCGCTAGATTCAAAATTTACAGACGTAGAAATAGTTGTTGCGCCCGCAGTAGTTGAATTGTTTGTACTGAAAGCAAGATCCGAGGTTGCTTTTACCGCCCGACCACCATCAGTATTAATGACAAGATCCCCGGCTGCAATTGTTGCTCCGGCAGTCATTGTGACGACACCTAAATCGTCTGTTTGTGTTGTTGCTATGCGTCCCATGATTAGTCCTCGTATCCATAAACATGTACAGAAACATTTGCTGTACTAGCAAATGCCACCAAATTCTTTGTCGCAGAAGCAACAATGCCTGTGCGCTCAATCACACCATTGCCTTCAAGCACAGTGTCGTACTCAATATACTCAGCATTAGTTGGTGTTCCAGAAGCAGCCACAGCCAATCTAATTGTGGCTTGCGTTGAGCTACGATTGCATACACTCAAACTGAATGTTGCAATCTTTGCGGCTGGTACAGTGTAAACTGTGGTGTTTGTTGCTGCGGTCAAGGCCGATTGACCTAGTGTTCCTGATGCCATGATAAAAGCTCCTATTAAAAACTAGAAAAGAAATAACCTTTTGCGCTCGAAAAACTAGGAACTGGGGTAGTCCAAGTCGGAGCTGCGCCAGCTCCAGCCGATGTGAGAAATTGACCAGCAGTACCCGCAACAGAAGTTAAAGTTAATGCAGTTGTAATGTTTGCACTAGCAAGTACTGGTGCGGTTAGGGTCTTGTTTGTTAAAGTCTGAGCGTCTGTAGTACCTACTACAGTCCCTGATGGCGCAGTCTTTGTAGCCCATGTATCAAGGTCAGCATCCCATGCTTGAACATCAGTGCCAATAGCAAGGCCAAGGAATGAACGTGCGCCAGAACCACCAGCACCTAGTGTAGTTAAGTCAGCATCATATGCTTGAACATTAGTACCAATAACCAAGCCTAAATTTGTCCTAGCTGTTGCTGCTGTAACATCTGATAAGTTATTAGAAACTTTTAAGAATCTAGCATCTGATTGTGTTTGTGTATAAACATTAGCCAATTCAAAAGCAGCATAAGCAACAATGTCAATGACATCACCAGCGGTGGCTCCTGTAGCTAATACAACAGTGACACCATTATTAGCTGTAAAGTCTGAAGTAGCTACTAGCTTAGAACCATTTAAGTAAACATCAACATAACCAACATCATATGTTGAAGAGAATGTTGTTTGTCCAGATGTTGCTGTATATACAACTCTTTCTGAAGTGCCATTGACAGCAGAGCCAGCAGCAGCCCAAGAAGAACCTGTGTAAACATACATCACATTACCAACAGAGTTCCAATACAGAGCACCTGTTAGTAAAGCATTGCCATCATTGTCCACTGATGGGGCAGAAGACTTACTGCCTAAATATCTATCATCAAAAGCGTCATAGCTTGCAGCAGCATTGGAAGCCGATGTAGAAGCAGCAGATGCAGAAGAAGCAGCGTTTGTTGCAGATGTAGAAGCATTGCTTGCACTGGTAGCTGCATTGGAAGCAGAGGTTGCTGCAGCAGAAGCAGAGGCAGCAGCAGAGGTGGTGCTGCCAAACAATACATCAATGTAGTTCTTAGTGGCAGCATCCTGAGCAAGAGTTGGATCACCCATTCCAGTGATCTTATTAGTCCCCATTGCAATAGCACCACTCATAGTGCCACCAGACTTAGCTAGATTTAATGCATCAGCAGTATCTACATAAGCTTTGGTTGCCGCATCTTGGTTTGCTGTTGGATCCCCTACACCTGTAATCTTAGATGTACCCATAGCAATAGCACCACTCATAGTGCCACCAGCAAGTGCTAGTTTTGTTGCAATAGAATTTGTCACTGTGGTGGCAAAGTTTGCATCATCACCTAAGGCAGCAGCCAATTCATCTAGAGTGTCTAACACTCCGGGAGCAGAGGCTACTAAGTTGCTGATAGATGTATCAACATATCCTTTAGTGGCTGCATCGCCAGCATTTGTAGGAGAGGTAAGATTTGTAATGGTGGCTGCTGAAGAAGCATCCATGTTCAATCCACCATTGATGGTGACATCATTGAAAGAAGATGTACCAGTGGAGGCTGTAACATTACCAGTGACATTACCTGTCACATTACCAACAACAGCACCAGTGTGTGTACCTGCAGTGTTACCAGTAACATTACCAGTAAGGCCACCAACAAAACCTGTGGTTGCTGTAACTAAAGTGCCTGTGATGGCTAAAGCAGAAGAGCCACCAATAACAGCACCATCGATAGTACCTGCATTGATGTCAGCAGTAGCCGCAACTAAAGAGGTGTTAGCAGTGAGTGTAGTGAATGTACCAGCAGCAGGAGTGCTTGCACCAACAACAGCGGCATCAACTGTTCCACCATTGATGTCAGCAGTGTCAGCAACTAAGCTGTCAATGTTAGCTGTACCAGTGATAAAAAGGTTTTTAAATTCCAGAGCACTAGTACCTAAGTCAATGTCATTGTCTGTTACTGGAACAATAGCACCATCTTGAAAGCGCACCTGCTCAACAGCAGCCGCAGCCACCTCAACAAACACACCATGCCGATTGTTGCCTGTGTCTGTAGCAATCTTATTTAATAAGTCAGCATCACCAATGACAGGAACAGGATGCCCCTCAGCAACAGTGCCATCATGCTTATGACCAGCAGCAGTAGCAAAGGCATCACGAAGAGCATTAAGCTCATTGTTAATTGGAGCCGCACGAACTACGCCCGTTGGGACGATGTCAGCAGCAGATTGTCTTACATAACCTGTCAAGGTAGTTCTCCTTAGCGTCTGTCATTTATTGAATAATTCAAGACCAAGCCCTGAATCGTATGACTAGCATTAGTATCATTAGTCACATATTTGAAAGCAATGGAGAATCCAGAGCCTTCAATGTTTGTCTTCTTCACTGGTGATGGGTTGCCATCATAAATGGCTGTTGCATCATAGATGGCTTCATTGTAATAAGCAGCAGTACCAACAACAGGAAGATTATAGTTAGCAGGATTAAACACACCAACTGAATCATCAAAGTCATAGGAAACACCCATAACAATACTGGAAGATCCTTCACTTCTCAAGAAGGTAGAAATGTTGTAGAAGTTCTTTCTGATGGTAGGATCTTGGAAATAATAAAAAGGAGTTTGATAGACACTCAATATGTCAAGCGTATCAAAAGAAGTTCCTGTTTCTTGTATCTGTACCTTACCATTAGCATCACCATGAATAATTACTTCATCAATACCAATATAACCACTAGAAGAGCAGGTAGCAGGAAAGCCAAACAATTGACTATACTCAAAAGAAATACCACCTTCTCTTTCACGCAAACCACCTAACAATCCAAATGTTCCCTCACTAGGAATAAACATTCTAAATTGAGACTTCTTACGCAACACCACTGAACTCAAAGATTCTGGATCAATAGAGCCAGCCTTTAATTCTTGTAAGATTGATGTAATGGTAAACTGAATCTGTTTAGAAATTGTCTCAAGCTCAACGTCACCAATCTTATTTGTTCCTGATACTGGTCTAAAACCATCTGGTCCTAAGAACAGCAGATTACCACCCAGTTCTATCACACTATCTGGCACAACACAACCTAAGTTTGTTGTCACCTCGCCAACAACAAAGTCAGCAATGTTAGTACCTACCAAGCTCTTAATAGCATTCTTACCGAAGATGTACAGCGTATCTCTAAACTGCTTAATCTGAACAATCTCAAAGCCTACATTAATAACAGCAGCACCATTAGCTGGATTAAAATCTGTCTCAGCTAACGGAGAAGAGACATATAAGTTATAAGGATCTGTAGGATCACCAGCTAAAAATATATGATTCTTAAATGCTGCTGAATACTTAGGACTATTGGGTGCATTAGAATGAGTAATCGGTGTATATGTAGTTCCATCATACACTGCTGCTGGATTAATACCATCAGTTAAAACAAACTTAGGAGCACTCCAATTATACTTAGTAAACCTAACCTTCTTAACTCCCACCATCGTCACTGTGCCGGGAGTTGATATCGCAGTCCAAGTGGACGATGCCGATACCCACCTATAAAAGTAGTTTGTACCAGCAGAAGGCTTACGACAAGCAAAAATACTATTGTTTAAATCTTCTGCTACCAGTACGCCTAAGACAGCACCAGTGCCTGTAACTGTTCCATAGCTATTAGTAAACCCACTGATGCGTCTGTAACCACCATTAATGGAAGGCTCATAATTAATAAGCTGTGTAGCAGAACCGGGGCTTTCTTCACCTTGAGACAATACGTCCCTGTTGGTGTTCATGCCACCAATAGAAGTTACTTTAAAGCCATTAATTCTATCTGCCATTAAAACACTCTAGGATGGAATGAAGGGCTAATAGATGCTGTAGAACTCATATACAGAGGCTCATCTAGCAACAGTCTTCGCATCGCTCTAATACCAATATCAAACTTGTCTTTGTACACTGCTGCACCTTGTTCATTAGATCTGAACATCAGCATGTAGAACATAGCACCATCAATCAATACATTGGTAAATCTATCTGGAATAATAGCTACATCAGTAGATGCAGATAAGTCAGCAGGGAAAGACCAATACTTATACTCAATCTCATAAGCCTGATCTGGTTTCGGAGTGACACCAAACTTAGACTCTTGTGTTTGATATACGGCAATGGCAGGACCATAGCCACCAGTACCATTAGTGTCCTCTTGAGGACGATGGTTGTTTAGGTAGTCAGTATAAGTAAGAACAGTAAGACGGGAAGGTTGATTGTTAGCTGCAGTGAGTCTTTTTAAATAGAAAGACTCCCAATCTACAGTGGATGTATCAGAAGGAAAACTATACACACCTGTACCAACAGTTAGTGTCTGTGTCTGGGTAGCTAAAGCAAAAGGCCACTCTTGTGCAGAGTGCATCAATTCTCTAATGGATGAATTGATAGCGTTCTTTGCTAGAGCTTGGATGTTTCTAGCATTAGTGAATTCGGTGGAGTCCATAACGACCTCACCCATTCTTCGTAGCAATTCATTCGTTAAAGAAATGTATGTAGACATAATTTTTAAACAATAAAAGGGAGAGGCGGTTAAGCCCCTCCCTGCATCAACTAGCTATTAAGCCAGTTGTTCACGATCTACAGAGGCAGGACCAGTCTTGTCTTGTGCATCAACGATGACAGCAAAGACACGAATTGAACCAGCACTCAGTGTAGTGGTTTCTGTAACCAACAGCAAGTCTAATGTGTCAGCAGCTTTGGTAACAATAGGATATCCTGCAGTGGCTGGTGTTGCATAATCACCCACAGAAAGAGATCCAGTCACACCAAAGGCAGACACATAAGCTGCGGCTGTTACGCCAGTAACACCTAAGCTCACTGTGCAGCTACCTGTAATAGCAGAAGTAATTTCAAAGCCAGCAGCCAACACAATAGATTGTGCAGGAATCTGAAGAGCTTCGATCACATCAGCAGCAGCCAAGGCAGAGCCTTTAGCTGTGACAGCAGCAGCCAAGCTGATGGTGTTTTCCACAACATAAGGCATAGGACGCACAGAACGGCTAGGGTGTGTACCTGCGCCTACAGCGTTTGAGAGAGTAGTAATAGTTGCCATTTAGTTTCTCCTTAAGCAGCGTTGTATTTAGCAGTGACGATGCCTTCAGGACGCAAGATTTTGCGACCATAAAGATGCATACCACGCACGATGTCAGCGAAGCTGTCTGGATCACGATATGTCTCGGTCTTAGTGATTTGCTGAGCAGTTGCAACAGCAGAATCATGACCAGCAACAATCACACCAAAGTCTGTGTTCTGGTTGGCAGTACCTGAAGTACCGGGGCCAGTACCAACCTTTGGAAGATTGTTAGAAACATACACACGGAAGCCGTGCAAGTTGTTAATGACCAAGCCGTTCTGCAAACCAGAACCACCAAAGTCACTATTCAACATACGGCTGTCTTCGTCTTTCAACATCTCAACAAAGATGGGATCGACAACCAACCAACGACCAGCAGAATCAACAAACTGGGTATCCAGCAAACGACCCATACGAGCAATCACCATCAAAGGAGAAGCTGTTGCTGTTGGGAGGGCTGTAGCACCGGGAAGGCGAGGAGTCAAAGGAATTGAATGCTCACCAGCAGAACCAGTAGTGATGTTAGTAAAACTACCTTTCTTCAGCTTCATAGTACTCAACAACTCATCAGAACCAGCTTCAGTTAGAGCTTTAGTTCCAGAGGCTGTTGTACGAGCTGTGCCAGCATTTGTATGCTTAGCAGACTGTTGGAAGCCAGAGAGATAACCCAATACATCTTGGTCATACTGATCACGCAAACGATACGCTGCACGATCAGAAGCCATCTGCATGAAGTTCACATGTGAGTGAGCTGCTTCGATGTCATCAATCTTGAAAGCGTAGTAGTTAGCTTGGTCAACAACCAAGGTGAAGTCTTCATCATTCAGATCTTGAGCAGTGATCTGTGTGCCACGGGCGTAGCTTTGAACAGACACTTCAGGTTCTTTAATGATTTTGACACTGTCGCCCATGTTTGCGATTTCACCAAAGTAATCATTATTGGTGATGTCTTCAACAGTAGACGCTTTACGGAATGCAAGTTGTACTTGCTTTGAATAGATGACTGGCGAGAAATTACCATTAGGTAGATTCCCGTAGCCAACTGCTTTTGGAAAGGCCATTTTAATATCCTCCTAGATATGTGTTAGGCATATAATTAAATACGCTGAACATCACCACAGAGGCTGTATTTGATGGGTGTGTATAGAACAGGGATGCCTCCACTTGTCTATACAGGCCAACAAACTTCAGGTTGTTCTGACAGTTTATTGTTTTGCGTGACAGATAACTCTATGGGGTAGTGTAGCATTGTTACGGCCCATAGGAGCAAGACTAGATACCTAGTCCTGCTTAAAGTTATACCAGTTGTTTCAGGTTTGTCAATACTTAACGAGCACTTCCGCTAATATCGTATACAAATTTACCTGATTGTAATGCTTTAGCAATAGCTTCTTGATTCTTTTCATACTCAAAGGTAGACATTTTGCTTACCTGTGACTCATAAAAGACACCCTCTGTGCTCTCGCCTGTAGGTGCAGAACGGCTACCACGGGTGCTAACACTTTCAGCAGCACCTTTATCTGTGGTGGTTTTCTTAACCTTAATACCTTTATCAGCTTTGTAAAGATCAATGGCACGGGCAGCAGACTTAGCATCGTTCTCATTATCATACAAAGCATCTTGAATCCATTTAGGTTGTTCTTCAACCCAGTTGTGGAAGTCATCATCATCACGAATAACATCAAAGTCTGGATGCAAACGCATCAACTCAGCCTCTGCATTATCCTTAGATGTCTTATGCTCCCTCTCATCTAGCTGTTTGAATCTCTCATCCAACGCTTGGGTTTGTTCCTTAGCCTTTTTAATTGCAATGGTTTCAACAATCTTTGCAACATCAGGATAGGTCTTTGCCCATTCAGCCAGTTCTTCCTCACTCTTAGGAAGACTAATTTGTTTCTCTGTACTCTGCTGAAGCTGTGAGCGAAGCTCATCAATTTGCTTTTGCAAAGTAGTTTGCTGTTGCTGAGAATGTCTACGCAGATCTCCATAACGCTTCTTAAAGCTTTTCTCTTCTGCGTTTAAAGAACTGTCCTCAGGTTCTTGTGGTTCCTGTGGCTCTTTGTTCTTATCTTCAGCTATTTGTTTAAGCTCTGCTTCTTCTTGTTCAATCTTATCTTTGTTAGCATTACGCTTACTGAAAGGAGAAAAAGCCTGAGCTTGTTGATTCTGGTTAATTACCGCTTCTGTCATACTTACCTTTAAAGTTGGGGCTAACTGTAGCTGTCAATACAGGGAGATAGGTAGCCAAGGATGGTGGGAATTATTAAGTACCTGTCTGCCCACCTCAGACTTAGGTATTCATATTATATATTATTTCTTACGTCTTGCAACCAATCCACCCTTAGCCATAGCAAGCTCAGGACCAGTAGCATAACTATTTTGAATAGTATCTAAACTAGTTGGTGCTGGAGCTGTTGCCATTAAGTCAGGAGTAGTGGCAGCTTGATTCATTGAACCAGATAACATAGAGTCTCCCACATTATCTGTCAGTCGATAGTCAGCAGCCTCTGAAAAATTAGTAAGTTCTGAGTCTGTTGATTTAAAATCCCTTACCTCAACTGGAATGTTTTCATTAATTGTTTTTTGATTTTTTCTGTCTCTTCCCATCTCAGCTATTTTATCATCAAACATTTTGTCAAAACGCTGATCTACGTTTTCAATAGAAGACAGCATCTTTTCTTTTGTTCCAATGTTGCTTTTATTTCCTATTGTTTTTTCAGTGGCTGTTAAAGATGCTTGATTTTGCTGTGCTTGATTAGCAATGTTTACTTCTTGAGCACCTTCTGGAATAGTACTAGCTGGTTCACCATTAACAAAAGTAACAAACATAGAGCTACCATCTGGCTTTTTAAATTGCTTCACTTCAAAACCAGTGCTAGGAGTAGGCATACCGCCAACAGCCATATTGTTATCTCCACCCTCACTATCCAGCTCACTCATGATGCTATCAATCTCAGAAGCAAACTCATCTCCATGTGGTTCTTCTGGGCTTTCTGCTTGTTCAGCATTGCCCATCTGACCAATCTCTTCCATACGAGCCAAGCCTTCTTTAGCTTTGTCTCTAATCTTCATTAGACGATCTAGTCCAATGTATCTAACAACATCAGCAGGAAGAACAAACTCACCCTCGCTAAGCTGAGCAGGGATGTCATCTCTAACTTCTTTTTGTAAAGAGCCAGCAGGTACTTCGTTACCAGATACAGGATCTACTGTACCGCCTTCTTCATTTATGCCGCCTTCAGCAAACAGTCTATCTGTGTCATTAGTGTACATTTACTTCATCCTTAAGATATTTCAATCTGCGTAAAGCAGCAATGGCTCCTTGAGCCTTTCCAATCTCACGCATCTCAGAAGCTTGTTCTAAATCTTTTTGCTTGTTTGCAATTTCTGCATCTAGCAAATCTAAGAACGCTTCCCATGTTACATGAGTGTTTACAAAGCCTTTAAGCTTGGGGAGGTACGGCTTGGACATTACCAGCAAATCCTTGTTCACCCGGCACTGGTGCAGCACCAACACCGATATTTCCACCACCACCACCAGTCATATCAGCCACTGGAGGAGGACCACCTTCTGGCCCAGCAATAGGAGGAGCACCCTCTGCTGGAACAGCAGGAGCTGTAGCTTGTTGCATCAGCAAAGCTTGACGCAAAGCCTCATCCATATTGTTAGTCACCTTGTCTGGATCTAAGTCCATACTCTTTGCAATCTCAC